TTTATAACAAATACAAAATATTTTTTAACATATCTTCGTAAGTCATTGATTTTATTGATTTCTTTTTTTACCTTTTTTTGTGTCTAGCCCTTGTATTCTTATACAATTAGTATAATATAATAGTATATAGTAACGAAAACTGGGAGATAACATGAAAAATACTATAAAGTTCGGAGTTGAAATTGAATACAAAGATGCAAAAGCATCAACAGTTCAAAGCAACTTAAATCAAAAATCTATTACTAACATTCAAGAAGGATATCATGCTTCAAACAACTTTACAGTTTGGAAAGTTTGTTCTGATAGCTCAGTATCAAGAGGTTATGGAAGAAATATGAGAGGTGGTGAATTAGTTTCTCCAGTTCTTACTATTGATAACTTAGACCAAATTGATGCAGTTTGTGATGCATTACAAAAATCAAATGCAACAGTAAACAGACAATGTGGATTACATGTTCATATTTCTTGGGAATCAATGAGTGGTAAAACAATTAGAAAAATTGTTGATAGATATAAACAGTTTGAGTCTGATATTGATAGATTCATGCCACCAAGTAGACAAGGAAATTCTAACAACTACTGTAGAAGTTTAGTTAATATTGATTTTTCAAGACAACAAACAGCAAGACCTAATACATTAGTAGACTTAGTTGGAAACAAATTCTCAAAAGTAAATACAAGCAATCTTACAAGTAGAACAAGAACTATAGAATTTAGACATCATTCTGGAACACTAAGTGCTTTCAAAATAAAAAACTGGATTTTATTTCTTATGGATTTTGTAGCTGAATCTCACAAAAATCAAGACAGTCATATTAGAGAAGATGTGTCAATAAGAACTCCAAAGTTGACTCAGAAGTTTTCTGAAATAAATAACAGATTAAGACTTCACAACAGACAGCTTCAATTTAAAAATGGAAAATGGTGCATAGTAAAGCCAGTAAATGGTGAGTTTGTTGTAAGTTCAATATGCTCAACTTCCCAACTTAGAATTCTTTATGATGGAAGTGGTCGTTCAAGAGTTATAAATCAAGAAAGATTGGCACAGTTTCTTACTAATGTTTGTGGTATAGAAGACAATCTTTGGAATGGTATAGATGAGAAAGTATCTTATTACTTCAGAGGTCGTCAAGATTTAGAAAGGACTGCATAATGAAGTATCTAGCTTATGGAAGTAATCTGAATAAAAGTCAGATGAGCATGAGGTGTCCAAATGCAAAACCTTTGGGAAGAATTTTAATTCCAAATTTTAGACTTATTTTTAGAGGAGTTGCAGATATTGAGGAATCACATGGTTCACATTGTCCTATGGGTGTCTGGGAAATCACAGAAAGGTGTGAAGAAGCACTAGATATTTATGAGGGTTTTCCCCACCTATATGATAAATTATTTTTTAAACTAGATGATGAAGTTGCTATGACTTATGTGATGACAACTAATCGTATATCTCCCCCATCAAGAGGATATTTTAATACTATAAAAGAAGGTTATGAAAATTTTTCTCTTGATACCCAGTTCCTATATGATGCTCGAACTTCATCATATAGGGAATCTCATTATAATATATTTTAATTATTTTGAGAAATCTCCAATCCACCCTTCATTAAAGTTATCTTCGCTTTTTGTTTGGGTGGAATTGGAATTATCATACAATCTATCAATTTCTTCTTGTTCCATACCTAAATGTTTTTTTATCCATTCATCATCTTGTGAATGATTATCTTTTAAATCACGAACTATATTAGCCATTTTCATAACATAATGCGAACCTCTTGCTCTGTTATGTGTAATTGTAGCAGATATTTGTTCCGACATTTTCATTGAATCATCCATAACTACGACAGGAACCATTCCCTCTAGCTTCTCATATATTCTTTTGTCTGAAGATATTGTCCACCTATGAAAGCCATCAACAATCTCATTATCTGACCTTATGACTATTGGAGTTGTCCACCCACAAGTTAGTATTGATTCTATTAAAAGTTTTAACTCCATAGGCGCAACTTTATTTGGATTATAATTATTTGCCTTGAGTGTATCTCTATGCACCCACTTTACTTCACTAATTGGTTGATTTTGAATACCTTGCTTCATTATATTTTCTCCTTAATGTTATATATTCTTTGTCATCTAATGCAAATCGTGGTAGCTTTCTTCCTTTAAAATCTCCTCTAATTGCTATTCTTAAAAGAAACTCCCAAGAAATACCAGTTAATGGATGTATATTTTTTTGTAATATTGGTTCTTTCGTTTTTGTATAATGACTATTTATGAAGGTTTTTATTTGCTCATATATTTGATTTCTGTATTCTTTTTTATGTCTGCCAACCCAAAACTTTAGAAACTCAATCCATTCCATATCCGAAGGTTTTGGCGGCAGTTTACCATAAGCATATACATAGGTATGTGAGTACCTTGCGGCAGTAGATGCTCCTGGAACCCTTGTCTGCATCTTCTCCCATATATCTGGAAAACATTCTCTGTATTGATATAATCCTCGCATTGGTTCTTCCCCATAGGGAGGTGCTACTCTCTGGTCTTTCGGTGCAAGACCAATTTTATCATAAATATCATAAGTGGTGTTATAATCCCAACCGAGCTTTTTAGGAGCTGTCCATACATCTGCAGTGACCCAATCATAAATCGGATATACTTTATAAACATTTTTTTGTGCTGTACCCTCATTAAATGGAATTATAAATGCATCTTCTCTATTTCTTCCAGACAAAACTGCTCTTAACCTTGTGATAGATTCATCTGCACGAATACCCATAACCAAACCAACATTGCCATATTTCTTAGGATTAAATAAAAGACCATTCAAATCTGGTATAGCTAATCGATCTTCTACCTTTTCTGGAAAACCTTGTAACTCTGTTATGGCTTCTGGAGGAAGGGGTCTGACCCATTTCTCTTTTTCTTCTGGCGCCCATGGATACCAAAATGGAGAAGTTTTTGAACAACCATTTCTATGTTTTACTGGAATACACCACCATTTTAATTCTACATTTTTTAACTGTGCAACTCTGCGAACATAATGTTCTGTTTCAAAAGGAATAGCTTCCTCATCAAAGTGATGAACTTCTAACTTTTTTTCTATACCTTTTTTCTCATAAAGTTCTAACATAAGATTAAGACAAGCAGTACTATCCTTGCCTCCAGAAAACATAACTATCAGAGTATCAAGTTTATCAAATGCTATTTCTAACCTCTCTCTAGCCAGTTCAAGACAGCTTTTACCAGCATTCTTTTTCCTCCCCATAATTTTGCCTTTGACTATTTTATTTTTTTCCATGGTCAATATAGGTTCTATTTATCATTGAATGATTTTCGTCTGTTGGCCCAGTATCTGAATCTGGATGAAATGCAATTATATCCATTACATCAGATGTTGTTCTGAATGAGTGAAGTTCTTGTTCTGTTAACATAAACATACAACCTTTTTTTAATTCTTTTACCCAACCATCTTGATATGTGTCTTTTTCTTGAAATGCTTGACCACTTCCTTTTATAACAATACCCATGCGAATAGATGGGTGTGTGTGTTGTGTTTGATATATACCAGATGGAAAGTGTAGATAATTTAAAACTGGGTCACCCATTCTTGGCATTGATACTAAAACAGAATCTGAACAACCATCAATATATGATAATCTACCATTATCTTCAATTTGCCCTACTAATGGCATACATCTATAACCCTTTTTTTCTACTGTCCAAACTTTTGTGTTCTTTACCTTAATGAATTCAACTTCTCCATGAAATGCAAAGTAATTTCCTTCTTGCATCAACCAAGTTTGATTATTAGCTTTTATATCAACTTGTCCTTCTAAAACATATCCATAGATTGTAGATGTTTCATTTCCAAGTTTATAATTTTCTGTAATCCATACTGTTTTAGTGGGATACATTGTTCTTGTTGCATCTATAAAATCAAGATGTTTTGGCTCATAATTTATAATCATATCTTCTCCTTCAAAATATATAAAATTGCATTGCTCATAGTATCAAGATTATGGTCCTGCATAAAGGACTTAAGAGTATTAATACAATATTTTTTATCCTCTGGAGTCATAACTAATGAAAGTGAAACAAAATCATCAGTCATAGTATAAGAACCTTCATCACTTTCAAAGGTTTCAAAATCATTTTCTATCTTAGGAATTTCTTTTGTTGTTTTTTCAAATATTAAAAGTAAATTTTCTAAATCATCAGAGTTCTGTATTTCTCTTAATTCTGACTGCAAGAGCACTTCCTCCCATTCAGTTAGCTCATTTAATTTATTATCAAGTAGTCTATATGCTGATATTTTATCTGGAGATAAATCTTCAAAAATTTTGACAGGAACTTTTGTAAGGCCTAATCTTTTTGATGCATGATATCGTGTATGTCCTACAATAATATTATAGTCTTTATCAACAACTATTGGCTGTTGCCATCCAAATTTTTTTATACTTTCTGATACTTTGTGAATTGCTTCATCAGAAATTACTCTTGGATTATTTTCGTAAGGTTTTATTATGCTTAAATCTACTTCTGTAATTTGCATAAGTAATCATATATACACTTTGGGAATAAATCAACTATTATTATACCAATAACTTTTATCTGTTTCTTGATTCATTATTTCTTCATATACTCTTTTTTCTGTATTAAACTTAAAGAAACATTCACCAATATTTCCATATAAACCTTGTTCTCTTATTTTTCTGGTGATAACTCTTGTTGAATTGTTTTCAAAATCTCTATGAACTACCAAGCCAACATCAGCCATATTATTCCAATGAGCAGAGCCACTAACATCATACATCGTGGGCACTTGTATGCTACCATCATCTTTGCGAGGCATTTTACTTGGGTGCGCAACCATCCATAGTACGATTTCATGCGTTCTACAGAACTTTTTACAGCTACTAATAATATCTCTAATATGTTCATCTTCTCTTTTATTCCCTTCTCTTGTTGAATTGATTTCATTGTATGGGTCAATAATTATTCCTTTGACCCCAAATTTCAAAACACTCTGTTTTGCTTTGGATAAAATCCAATCTATAGATGGTATATTATCTTTATTTTCCATAAAAAAGAAGTTCTCATTTAAAATTTTTAATCCTTTATACAACTCATCTTTTGACATTCTTTCAGAAAGACCAGTATCAAAAGGTTTTTTTATTATTTTTTCAACTATTCTTCTTATGTGTTGTGGTGTTGAATGCTCTGGAGAAAACACACAAAATTTCCATCCATTATTTCTAAATAGGTTTACTGCGATTTGGTCAATAAAGTTTGACTTACCATGATTCGGAACTCCAGTAACTAAATGAAATGTAGCTGGTTGTATTTTGTAAATAGTATCTAAAATAGGAAAACCAGTAGATAGTGGTCTTTGTATGTTGCCATCATAAATATCAAATATCTCTTTTTTATAATTTCTTACAGTATAAATTCCATCAATAGGGTATGGAGTTGCATCTTTAAGAGTTTGTATTAGAGTATTTCTTCCTAAATTTACTAAACACTCATTAGCATCTTTTGTAGGTATGTCATCAGATTGATTTGGAAACTTTACTTGTAGACATCTATCTTTTCCGAATCTGTGTATTAATTCTAAATGTAATGCTTTTCCAGCTTCATCTTGGTCTGTAGCTAAATATACTTTATCAACATCATTTAGCCATTTACAATTCTTTAGAGCATTAAATCTTAAATCATTTAAATCAAATTTAGCTTTTTTTGGTGCACCATCTGGAAGAGTTACTGCATTAATGACTCCTGCCTCATAAAATGCAACAACATCCATTTCACCCTCACAAATAATGAGATTTTTTTTGCCAGTTAGTTTCCAATATTTTTTTACATTATCAATATTATATAAAGTTCTCTGTGCATTTGGTTTTTGTGTAAATCTTTTATCATAAGTTCTGTACTTAACATTTAAAGTTTCCCCATCTTGAATATATGGAAAACAAATAGAACCATTGTATTCATAAATTCCTAAATCATCTATCGTCTTTTGACTAATACCTCTTTTAGAAAACCATTCATAAAGTCTATTTTTATTTTCTGGTTTTGGTTTATATAATTGAGGTTTTTCAAATCTATTAAGTTTTCCAGAATATCCACAATTATGACAATTCCATATTGCTTTTTCATTATCAACAGTTACTGACAATGGAGTGTCATGTCTATTATGAGATTTTCTATTATCTTTACATTTTGGACAAAATGTTTTTGAATTACCATTATGATTATCTATTTTTATTCCTAAGTTCAAAAGTTTTTCTATCATGTTATCCTGCTAAGTTGTTTTTATTTGTCTGTTCTATTTTTATTTCCTTAAAGTCTAAAAAAAGTTTATCTCTTATCCATCTTGATGGTGAATGAATAAATTCTGGGTTTTGTACTTTTTTATAATTTTTTACACAATGTAACATTAATTCTTTTTCTTTTACTTTTTTCCATTGTTTATAACAAACATTTTTAAATTTTTTATTTTTACTCTTTGGATACTCTTCCCAAAATATTTCAAAGTCTTTTGGGTAGTCATTGATTATCTTCTTATTGATAGGTTTATTAATGATAGTATTGTGGTACATTTTTGTCCCCCCTAAATCAACTATTTTGTCCACCCTATTTTCTTTTGTATCTACATTTTTGTCCACCCTAAAATTTATAGTATATAGGTTGCTTATTTGTTTGCCATCTTTATATCTTTCTTTAACTGTTATTATCTTTCTTTCTTTTAATTCCTCAATACATCTACGAATCGTTCTGTCATCACAATTACATAGTTGCGCAAGTTTACTGTGTGATGGATAACTCTGATAGTTTTCATCAGCAAAGTTACCTAACATAATTAATACTAATTTTGATGATGGTCTGATATCATTTATTTGTAGGCATTTAGCTATACATTCAAAGCTCATAAAAACAAAATACTCCTTGGATATTATTTGTAAAGTTTTTTATACAAAATGTAAAATAATTGTTGACTATAGTAATATTTAATATATTGTATAGTAAGAGAAGGAGAAAAATATGTCAAAATATTACACAGTAGAATATCAAACTACTAATAAAGTTAAAGAAAGAGATTTTAACGATTTATCTAAAGCCCATGAGTTTGCAGAGGTGCAAGGCATGGAAGGGTATGATGTTAGAATATATGATAACACAAGAGAAAGCAGAAAAATAATTGCTGAAGATTGGGGAGTGAGATAATGTTAAAAAATAGATATAAAAATCCAAGGTGCGCAATCCCAGCTACTGGAAAAATGGTTGTTGATTTTTTTGAAAAAGAACATCCTTTCACTATTGATTTATTATACATTCTAGCAGATGTATTAGATAAGAAAGTCACAAAAAAAGATTTTATTAATCTTGGATATGGAAATAATTTCACAAAAGGAGAAAAATAATGGTTAATTTACTTAACGATATTTCAAGACTAAAAAGATTACTTAATCTTGTAGAAAAACAATTAAATAGTACTTTTTTTAAAATTCCAAGTTTGGATGAAGAAAAAGCAAGATTACAAGTAATGCACGACCAAATCACTCAAATGATTGTTGTAAAAGAAAAAGAAATTGCAGATTTTGAAAAAGAGTGTGGAGATATTAATGAATATGAAAAAAATTGTGGTGAGTCAAATGAAAATGCGCAGAAGTAAAAAGTGGATACAAGAACAAGCTGTGGACATTAGCAAAGGAATAATTGAAGACCACAAGTGTGAATATATACAAAATCACCTTCATGATGAAACACAAGAAACTCGTGATGCTGTTTCCCTACAATGTTCTATTTTACGAATTAAACCTCGGATATTAAGATGAACATATTTTTTCTTGATATATGTCCTTTTAAAGCTGGAAGATATCATTGTGATAAACATATTGTTAAAATGATATTAGAATATGGACAAATGCTTTCAACAACACATAGAATACTTGATAATAATAATCACCCAAAACTTTATAAAAAAGCATTTATAAATCACCCAAGTACGAAATGGGTTCGTCAATCTTGGCGCCATTATGTTTACTTATTTGACTTATGGTCAGAATGTATCAATGAATATAGAAGACGATATAATAATATTCATAAAGCAGAGGAATTATATCAAGTATTTAGTATTTTACCAAAAAACTTTTCCTCAGAAGTATGGGAAAATCCACCTCAATGTATGCCAGACAAGTATAAAAAAAAATTTTATGTTGATGCATACAGAGAATTTTATATAAAAGATAAATCAAGGTTTGCAAAATGGAAAATTGAAACACCACAATGGTATTTGAAAGGATTACAAAATGAAGTTGCCTAAATTTTTAGAATGTGAATTAGAACCAACACTTGAAGAAGCACAAGAATTTGTTGATGGCTATGTTGAATTACTTGAACTAGAAAATGGAGATTGTCTTCTTATGAATGATGAGGCAAAACTTTATCAAAATAGTCAAGTGAATGCAAAAGCAACGACTCTAGCAGGCAGGTTAATTTTAGGAAATGTAATTCATGTTAAAAAGAAAAACAGAAAAGGTTGGTAATAAATTTAATGTACATTAAAAAAATGTATAATTAAATTTTGTTTTGTTTTATTTATATATTGTCCATAATACTTTTCTTAATCCTCTTTCATAATCTGATTTTGAATAAAACCATTTAATTATAGAGCCAATTCCTAAATCTGGTATCTGTATTTCTACAAACCAATTTTTTGTATCAATATCATATCCATGATATACTAAAAAATTTTTGATTGGTTTTTGTCCACTCTTTTCTTTTCTAGGCATCTTTATTTTCATCATATATTTTATGATATGTTTTTTTAAGGAATCTTTTGATAAATGCTTTTATCCACCCTTTTATATAATATTTAGTTATTCTGATAGGTATGAGTAATGGTGTTGTGAGAACATCAAAAATCATAAGAAAGATATCCACCGATAAATCGATGACATTATCTGCATTACTAAATTTTTGTTTTATTTGTACAATTTTTTTTTTAATCATAATATCTGCCCTATATCTACAATTAATTCAATGATATGTAAAATTAACTGAATAATTAAAAGAGTAACAATTATCTCAAATCTGTTCATAGATTTTATATATCTCACTATCATCCATAAAAATTCGTTTTGCATTTTTATTCCATATTCTGACAGGACATTTATAAGGCATTACCTTGAGTGAAGGATATTTATCTTTATGTAATTCATTTTTGAATCTTATGTCATATATAGAAATGAAATCCATATCAAAACACCACCACCGATTAAAACTCCTACTCCAAGAACGATTGCATTTGTGACATCTTCTCTCTGTCGCTTTTCATATTCTTCTTGTATTCTTCTTTGTTTTCTTATACGACCTTGTATTCTCATTAGGTCGTCCCAAGCATCCATACCATAGTTGCCTTGTAAAAAAATTTTAAGTTCTCTTTCCATTTGTTCAGCTTTCTTTTTTGCACCATATTGGTCTAATGCCTCCTGCTCAACAGTACCTATTTTTTTTATGTTTTTATTTTGAGGTTTTTTAATGTTTTCTATAGCTGACATCCATTTCCCAACATCATTCATCATAGAGTGGGCATCTTTTCCAATAGAAAATCCTTTTTTTAGGGTATTGAATGTAGCAGTAGCAACTCCAAGTGCAGTAACTGGGTCCATCTTAATCTTTTATATTGTATCCTATTTAGGAGTTGTTTGTGCTTTTTAGCTTTTATACTATACTAGAAAATCTCTATAATCTCAATGGGAGGTTGATATGTTTCTAATATCTTCTTTTTAAGTTTGTAAATAGGTGTCTTAGTAATCGGTGATTTAACATCTTCTAATATAAGTCTTTGTTTTTCATTATCATAGTATCTAAAATCTCCTATGTAATAACCTATTG